ACTAGCGTTAAAATTTATAGTCGTATCTCCGACACCATTGTCAGCCAAACTAGTAATCCAGTCGCCGACTTCATTTGTCACGGTTGGTGTTCCTGAATTTGAAATAAAAGTAGAGAATAATAATCTTTCTTTTCCGTTATCGGTGCCCGTACCAGGTGTTGCAACCTTATCAGCGGCACCACCTGGACAAGTGTCCCAAGTACCCGTCCCATCAGTGCCTACAGAAACAAAACATTCCCCTGCGGTTCCAATATTAGCATCTATTAATTTAATAACTCCTTTGGCGCCACCAACACTTGTACCAGGTTGTAAACTAACATCACCGCTATCACCAGTACCTGCAGTCTTATCACCACTTTTTATAGTCGTACCATTTGTAGGATTAGCATCAACATCAGCATTATCTTTAGTTTTAATTAAGCCTTTAACTAAAAGTAGGTCACCAGCAGAATTTATCCTCATGGCTTCAGTTTGGCCACCGTCTTCAACAATCTCAAAAGACATAAAAGCATCTGTATTTGCACCTGATGTGAAATCACTTTCACGCCCAACAATAATAGAGCCAGCAGGTCCACCATCATGGAAAAACTCAAGTGTTACCGTTTCATTAGTAGAAGATGCGGCGGCAGCTTGTGTGTTCTCCAAATGAAGTCCTACATATATACCGTCAACCGCGTTTACTGCGCGAATTCCACCATCTCTTACATCTAAACGATCGGCGGGGTCAAAACCACCTAACCCAATCCCAACTTCACCGTTTTGATCAATTCGCATTCGAGCCGATGCTCCGGTGCCACCATTTGCTACAACTCTAAACTCAAGAAGTGACCCATGAGCTGCCCCACTCCAATTTTCAGTGGCCTGGTATCTGATTGCAGGACCATCTGCAAAACTAGTTCCATCATGAGCTTTAGCTCTATATTCTGTAAGTCTATCACCCGATTGAATTGCTGTTGGCGTGCCTTCGGTTCCTCTAGCTCTAAACGTACGGAAATTGGCACTATCAAAATTTACGTCTGAAAATCGGAATATTGCAACTGTGGCATTTCCAGTTGTATTAAGAACGCTAAGTGGTGCTTCCGCAACGTTCGTTGTTCCAATACCAACATCAGTTAATAAATTTATTATTCCTTTAGTTCCTGAAGCTGTGCCAGTATCTAAACTTAAATTTTGTGAATTACCTACCGCATTGTCTTGTGTCTTTATTAATCCTGGGATTAAAAATCCAAACTCTAAAGGAACATTAATTGCTACATTATTTAAATTAGATAAATAAGTATTTGCTGAACCCGTAGTTCCATTTAATTCAAATGCGGTATCATTTCCTGTTGTACCCCACCCGCCGCCGGTGTTATGAAAAACTCCGTTTACTAATGGCTGAACGTCTGATGTTGCCCTAGCAACACGAATAGTTGTTGTTATGCTTAAAGCGTCAACGACGACCGCATACCATGTATTAGCTGATAAAACCGCAGAGCTTATCATATTAATAGTAACAAAATTAGATGGCAAAGATGCGCCCAAAGTGCTGGCCAGTGTTGCCACACTTGTCGCAACGATTGATGTTGGGACACATGAATTATTTTGAGCACTACAATTCCTGACTGAAAAAGTAAATGTTCCACCCGACGAAATATCATCCCATACTTTGAAACCTAGGCTTTCAACAGTTATCGGATCATCACCGATTAGAATTTGTTGACCTAAGCCGTCATCTGATCCACCAGCACCGTTTTGATCTCCAAATGTCCCAGACGGCTGAGTTAATAAAACCGTCGCAGCAGGTGCGCCACCTCCAACATTTCCCCAAACAGATCCATTGAAAAAGTTAGGCATACTAGTCGTAAGGTTATAAACTTCCAAACCTTCGGTTGGACTTCCTATCGCATCCCTTTGGGCTTCTGTCATTCTTGGCGGCAAAAGTCCTTTTGCTGTTGATACCATTTCCATTTGTGCAGAGGCATCAATAGAAGTCGCTCCTATAACTAGGTTTCCTTGGCTTATTAGAACGTCTTCATAAAATTCCTTTGCCGAAGCACAAGCTACAAATATAAAAAATAATAAAAATGTAATCCATATATTTTTTTTCAAGTTACACCCCCGGCGCAAATGCTTTAATAGTTTTAAATTTTATTATACCCACATGAGAGCCGCCCGTTAAATCATTTGAAGAATATTGGACCTGGCCCGTTCCTGCAACAATAGTAAATGTAACTCCTGTGTTTTCAAAATCTGATTCTCTGGCTAATGACCAGACTCCAGCACCCGGCTCAAAACTAAGTTTTAATACTCCGGTCTCTTTTTCTTCTTGGGTTGCTGTTGTTCTAAGAAGCGTGTATTTAAAGGTCCCACTATGAAAATCAGAAGAACTCAGAACTAATCCAACAACATCGGTGGGACCAGTTTCAGCATTAAGAATAGTCGCTTGTGTTTCTGGGATATCTTGTATTGGAATATCTTCAAATTTTGTTCCATCATGAATTTGTAATAAACCAATGGTTGTATTACGATACATGTCCCCGTCAATTGCTGCCCTTCCGACCGCTGCAACATAAGCCGCATCATTTGCGAACGCAAAGAGAGAAGTTGCTGTTATACTCCCCTGTGTTGGAGATGAATTACTTTCAAATCCATCAAAAAATTCTACGACTCTTGTTCCCACGTTTACCCCCCATAATTCTAAATCTAAAGCCGAATTAAGACCAGCGTTTGGCGTGTAATTCGGTGTTACTTTTCTTAAATCAAAATCTTTGCAAAAGCCAATATGATCACTTTCTGTAAATGTGTATCCAATGCCAACAAGTTCAATAAAATAAATCAAATCTTTTTTTAGTGGCGTTGCAATGTCAAATTTTAAATAACCATGAGCAAAATTGAAAGTTGAAATCGAAGCAATGGTTATGACATTTGAGCTAGCAATTAAATGGTCGCCTTGGTCCTTAATATCAATTCGCAAACTACCTGCCGGATTATTCTTTTTAAAAATGTGTGGCCTAATGTGTTTTAAATTCACATCGGCGGTCATTTTTATTTCTTGTTGGACTATCCCGCCCGTTAGTAATTCACTATAAACCAAATCCATATTAAAATGATTCCTCTATTCTAAAACCATTATTAAAAAACGTCTTAAATACATGAGAAAATTCAAGCTGTCTTGTAAAGTGACCAAATATTAAAAAACGATCTTTGTCAAATTTTTGTTCCAGAGGATCAAATGCCACCACCAGGGGCGTTGATACTCCCACATTATCATAAATTTTTTCAAACGAAATTGAATCAGCATTTGTCATTACTTTAAAATTAAATTCAAGGCTTTGTATAAATGGCCTTTTGTCAAAATAAACATTGCCAAATTCATTGGCCTGTCTTCGACTAGTGTCTCTCTTTTTGTATTTGAACCCCTTTGCAACAAGCCTTTCTAAAACCACAGATTTAGCTAAAGTAATGGCCCCAAATTCCACAAATAAATTATTATTTTTAGAATCTACAATGTTGATTCTCCAAAACCTGAAACTTTGGTCTGTTGTGAAAAAATGGCTTATTGTTTTCTGAAAATCATCAATGCTTAAAGTTATGTCGAGTGAAGGGCTTGAAAAATTAGGTGTGGCATTGGCTTGCAGCTTAATAACAGCGTCACCGCTTAGTTTTATTCCCGCTCTTGGATCAAAAAACATGCAAAAGGAGTCAATTTCCTCTGCCGATCCTAAATCAATGTTTATGTTTTCTTCTGTGTGGATCGCGACAAACCCAGTGTACGTAGTATTGCCCGTGAAATCCGATGTAGTTCCAAATCCAATTGATGGACCTGTAGAGACAGCGGTGTTTGTTCCAGAATTTGTAAGGATACTAAGGAAGGTCCCACCCGTAGAAATAGTCCATTGACCCGTTGTTTTACTGAATGAAACGGTATATATTTCTGCACCTGCGCTCTCCAATTGTGTTTTTATTTCCGCTGCCAATGTTATTGTGTCAAAAGTTCCACTTGTCAATGTAGCGGTTAATTCTCCACCGCCTCCGGACTCCTTAAAATCAATTTTATTATTGGTTGCATCTATTATAAATGTTCCATTGGAACGCCATACCTGGGATCTGAAAAATAACTTTAAATTAGAGACAGGAAAATTAGGCTGTTCACTGGAGCCTGTCACAGTTACATTATCTTGGAACAAATAATTAAAATCTAAAAATCTTAATTCACATGCGCCCATTATACCGCCAAACTTCTACCAGAGCGTAATTCTTCTCGAATCACTCTTGTAATTTCTTTTCCGCCAATTTGTACAATAATTTCTGATTCTTTTTCCTCTAAAGTTATATTGCCCATGGTTAATAACTCCATAACACCATTCAGACCTTCAACTACCTGCTTTAAGAGGTCCGTTTGGCTATCTCCCCCAGTTGTAGCTTGTGCGTCCAAGAAATTTGTAAGATCCCTATTTTGTGGGACATTAACAACACGCTCTCCAGTGGTTAATCTCGCCGGAAATGAATCATTCGGAAATCCTGAAGGAATACTAGTGATGCCAGTCTGTAAAGCTATTCCCGCGACCCTTGCGGCCTGTGCCGCCATTGCTGTGGCCGCAATACCACCAAATAAAAACCCCAATGGTGGCCCGCCCAACCGTGTACCAAACTCAAAAGAGGAGGCTACGGCGGTCGGGGTTTTTATTGCAATCTGTGTAATAGCAGCAGCCTTTCCGATTGCTGCCAATACACTGCTGTTGCTCTGAGCAAGTGTGGCCGCTGTACTCAGAAAAGTTCGTTGGTCGCTCAACTCCTGCGCGTTTATCTGCCCATTAATTGCAGCTAGTTTTTTTCTCGCTACGATTGAATTAACCCCCGCAGCGTTTTGCGCCGCAATCTCTGCCTCTAAAATCTTTTTTTGAAATTGGAGCCTCTCAAGATGTGTTTTTTCAATTAAGTCAGTGACTAATAGTTCATTATTAATTTTAGCTTCAATTCTTTTCTGATCTGCTTGAATTTGTGCAACAGTTTGAGCAAGTTCAAATTCTTCATTGGTTAAAAGTTTGGCTTGATTAGCTAACCTTAATTGTTCTAATTCAGCAGTTAATCTTTCTTGAATTGCAGCGGCCCCACCGAACCTTTCTGCAATCGATTTAAGTTTTTCTCGTTGTTTTATTGCAAGTTCTTGTTCTTTTCTGTTAAGATCCGCCGAAATTGCAAGAGATAATTCCGCCGCTTGTTCTCTTGAAACTTTTTGTAATTTGAAACTTTCAACAACTATTTTGAGTCTAGCAGCAGCTTGGATTCTTAATAAATCTAATTCAGTTTTACCAGATTTTTGTATGTCTCTTGCGATTGTTTGTAGATTTTTAGGTAGTGCTGCTTGTCCTTCAAAAGTGAATACACTTGCAATACTTCGCCCGGCTCTTTCTGCATCTTCTCCTAACTTATCAAAATCTAATCCCGCAGTGATTAATTTCCTTTGGAAATCTCCAAGCCTATCGGCAGCTTTCTGAAATGATATTTTTCTTTCGGCGGAAGCTACGGCATCTGGCAAATTTGCTAAAGCCGTTGCAATTCCTCTAATAACTGTGGCCAAACCTAAAACTAATAGACCAAAAGCACGCCTCAGCCCTACTCCTATAATGCTAATCAATTTACTAAAAATATTAGTGACTCCAAATACGTTGGTAAGTAAATCGCCAAACAATCCAACAACTGCATTAAATATAGATGAAATGGCCTTTGTTCTTTGCTCTAAGGCTATAAGACCCTTGACTAATATAATAACTGCCGCAGCAATAGCAATGAAAACTAGGACAGCCGGATTAGCCAGAAACTTAAGTGTTGCTCTTGTTAATTGAATGACTCGGAGTCTTGCGAGCTTTAAAGCCGAAGCCCAAGTCAGTGTGGCAACTTCAACCCCTAAGATTCCCGCAACCATTCTTTTTGTTTGAGCTACGAAAATTTGCCCTACTGCTCGAATCACTCCACCAATGCTGGTTATTCTTAAATTGGTAACGCCCAATGCCTTGGCTAAACTAGCCAATGAACCATTAAATATAGGTATCTTAGCAAAAAATCCTTTTCTAAAAGCCTGGCTTGCAAGCAATACATTTAAAGCCTTTATACTGGTAGTTACCAAAGCAACTGTGAAAACAAGTTGAAAGAATATACCTATTACTTGCAAGGCGCGTCCGGCTAAGCCAGAAAAGAATCCCGCCGTCTTTACAACAAGTGGATTCAATTCATCAATAACACCAATTAATAATCTTTCCCCAACTGCAAAGTTTTCAACGACGTTCGCTCCTTCTCCAAATGTTACGGCAAGTGTTTGAAGCCTACCCTCTAAAAGTTTACTTGTTCCCGCAAATGTGCTAGTCTGTTCTGCTGCTATTCCAGCCACTAAACTATAAGTTTTCATTAAGGCCTGTAATCTAGCTTGGACTTTTTCTTGTTCATTCATAGAAGCAAATGTTTTCGTTATGCCCTCATTGAAAAGAAATTGCTGAACAGAAGCCGCAGTTAATTGCAGCCCATATTTTTGAACAGATCTACTATTCCCGTTTAATGCTGAGACTAAATCTAAAACGGCTTGCGTAGAGTCCCCTTTTATTTGCGCGGCAAAATCAACTGAAGCCCTGGTTAAAAGTTTTATTTGTGATGTTGATAGCCCTAAACTAGTTCCCGTTTCAATTAATTCTGCAACTATAAATCTAAGGCTGGCAGTTGTTACGCCTGTTGTTTTATTTAATATTTCAATTTCTTTGTTCCATTGCGCTGTTGTTCCTACAACTTTAGGAAACTCTTCGCCAAATGCTCGCAATGTTCTTAAAAATGTAAACGAAGCTAAATCTGCCGCCTGAAATGAAGCCGCAGCCCTTTGGTTGGCATTTACTAAAGTAGTTCCTACTGCCCTAATTAACGAACCAATAACAGCGAGTAATCTGCTCACTAATAAATTAACTGGACCAAGGAGCAGGCCCACAAATTCAAAAACAGAACCAAGAAATCTAATAAATCCGTTTTCAGATTGTTTAAGTAAAACACCAAGGCCAACAAGCCCCACGCCAAAGACGGAAACTCTTGAGGTGGCCCCAAAGAGACTACTACTAAATAATTCCGTTTGTTTTGCTGAAGCCGAAACGGCTTTCCCAAGTTGAGATGTATTTTTTATTGATTGCCTTATAAAATTAGAAAAAGGTCTTAAGCCAGTTCTATTAAGTGCAATTAAAACAGATCCACTTCGCTCTAATACGTTCCCAAACCTAACAAAGGCAGTGGTGAAATTTACGGCTGCTTGGGTTATAAACTGAATTCCCCTTAGACCGATTTTTAAAATAGCATTATTTGTTTTTAGCGACTGTGTGAATAAGTTTATTCTCAAAGAAGCTAAACTTGCAAAAGTTCCAACTAAGACAGAAGACCTTGCAAATTGTTTCAACAAACTTGATGTTCCAAAAATAAATGGACCTAATTTTTTTAATGTAAAAGCGAGAACACCAACCTTTATGATAGATCTAGTTGTAAAATCAAGAAAATCTTTAACTAGGCTTGGGTCAGATAATTGTTCGCCCGCCCTTCTGGCTCCGTCAATTATTTCATTAAATGATTGATTGGAAAGTCGTCCGAGTCTTACTAAATTTACCCCAAACTCCGTAATGGATCTAGACTTTGCCAATCGATTAAATGCAATTCTTATTAAAATCAATGATTTTATTATTGTAATTCTCAGAGCTAAAATTGAAGCAATTGAAGTAATCCTAAATCTATTTAATAATTTTGTTCCTGCAAAAAGAGCTAAACCCAGGGGAATAATAATATTTCTCAAAAATCTAAAACTTTTTGAAAGAACTGTGATGGTAGCAGCAAGCCGTTTAACCGCAGACTGATTTTTATCTGTTGCTATTTGAATTTGTTTTGATGAAACATTATAACTTTTTCCAAGTGTTTTTATTTTACTATCAAAAGTTGTAACATTTTTTATATTTCTGGAGGTGGCTGTTTTTTTAATATCTTTGTTTAAAATTTTGACTTCCGCATCTAACATAGAAACGGAAGCCGTTGAATTTTTAATTTTCTTATTAAATTCAGCGTTTAATGCTAATAATTCTATGGGTATCTGAACAGCCACTTATTTTCTACCCTTTCCCGTCGGTATTTTTTTAGAAAATTCTTTGTCATATAAAGCACTTATTTTTGTTAAAACATTTACTTCATAATCGCCTAATTCTTCCCCATCAAAAGTGTAACCAAGTTCTGCTAATGCTTTTTGATTATTAAATCTTTCCACCCAATAAAAAGCATCGTTTTGGTTAACGGAGTGGCCTTTTATACTGGCCGCCACTACCATTTTTAATCGGGAATTAAATTCTCCCCCAAGCGTACACCGCTCATTATATCGTTAGCAATTAAACTTAAAACATTTCCGCCGTCTTTATCATACTCCAATTCTTCGGTGGAACTAAATTTCATTCCGTCATCAATGCGGGTCAATTCGACTTTGGTAATTCTTTTCATGGCAATTTCAATCATTTTTTGCTGATCTGTATCTGCCCCTTCTTTACCAATGTTGCAGTCTTTAATATATCCCAATCTTTCGGTGTATTTTGGAATATTAAATATGACAATTCCTTTAAATGGACTCGGTTTTTTTATAACTTTAATTTTAGGCGTAACTCCGTCTTCTTCATAAACGGTATCGCCTTTTTCGTCTTTAACTTCTTCGGGCGTGTCCACTTCGCCCGGTTTCCAAATGTGTGTTCTCATTATATACCTTTCCTTCGTGTTGAAAGGCTGCCGAAGCAGCCCCAGTTATTATAAAAAGTTTAAATAAATTTCATCTAAAGCACTTTTAACGAATGCTTTTAAGGTCATCTCTAAAGTAACAACGCCATCATTGTCGCTTAATTTAAAACTTGAAATTGTTGCCGTTGGCAAATATATATTTGCAGATTTTCCAGCAACCCAATTGCCCGCTGACTTGGTTCCAAAGTTAAAGGCAAATGATGTTTCCTGATTTGTTCTAAATCTACGAAATTTATCGGCTTCAAATTTTTGTAGAGTAGCTACCAATTCAACAGACGCCTCTCTTTCAGTTATTAGCGTTCCTTCTTTTCCAGAATCACTACATACATCGGGGAGATCCGTTTTAGTGTTAGTCAATGTTGCTGTAAGGGTTTGAGTCTTAAAACAAACATTATCTGCAAAATCCCCAAGAAAAACTTCGTTTGCCTTGGCTGCCAATGGATCGGAATCATCAAATGCAGGCGTTTGCAGCCTTGTAAGATCAATCGCATTATCACCCTCATAAGAATTTGCCCCCGTATCATCGGCAGTAATTACAAAGCCAATGTCTGGACCAATACTTACAGCCGTACTTGCTCCAGTATCCCAGGCCAATGTTGTCAAGGTTCCATCAGATGCAATTGTAAATTTTCCGGTAGTATCACTATAAACTACTGTCCAAACGTCGGTGGCCACAGCGTTTATTGACGTTGCCAAGGCATCGGCAAGTTCATGTGGATCAACATACATTTTAGAAGGTATTGTCGCGGTAAATGCTCCACCGTCATCGACTCCGTCAAATTTATTATTGGTGGCATCAATTTCGATAGGGTTAAAATGAAACTTAATTCCATCCATAGAAAAAGAACCATTTATCAATTCGCCCGCTGTGACTTCCATTGAAAATTCAGTAAGTCGGCCTCCAGAAATTAATTCAATCGCTCCACCATTACCTCTAAAGTTCCAGATTGATAATGTAGGATGCGTTTCGCCTGGCTTATACAAAACTGCTTTACCAAGATTCACACCCACTGCTGGAGCGTTATCAAGATTGAAATTTAATGTTAAATCATCCGTAGAAACACTTAGTACGTTTCTAATTTCAAATTTATTCACAGAATCTTTAATTAAAAGTGCTTGACCCCTTTCGAATTCCACCCCTTCACCAACATCAACCTTTATAATCGCGGCAGCCGTAGCCGTTCCCGCAGTTGATCCCGCAATTGTATTTCTCTCTGTGGACACAATTTTTTTAGCCCCAAAGACTCCTTCGAGTAATAAACCAAAATTTGGCTCTTGTCCTTCGACACCCGAATGCCTTATATAATGTGAAAGGCTAGCGGTTGGGTTCTCAATACCTAAAATTGTTTTAGATACCCCCAGAGATCCGGTTAATTCTTCATTTTCCAACTCATTGAAAGCTGGCTCTAATTCAAAGCCGTCCTGTAGGGCTATGTATTGAGTCCCAGCGGTTGGCTTTATTGGTACACCTTCTGTAACTTCTTTTACTAATGCCATTACTGTTTTTTTTGTTTGTTCTGCCATTATATCCCCCTAGATTTTTTCAAAATATTCCATTTTATAATTAATTTCAATTTTATTAAATTTTTCTTCACCCGGAATCACGTTTTCAATACCATTGTCCGAGTCGTAAATAAATTTAGTTATTTGATTCGGCCCAAGCGTTCCCTCTGCTTCATATTTTTTTATTACAAGAAAGTGTTCCTCTAGCAATTCGTTTACTCTTGTATGTTTTAAATCAGCGTCTAATTGTTGCACAAAAGTTCTTTTGGTTAAAATAATAGTCATGTCTCTTTCAACGCTTAGACAGTCTGATAACTGTCTGTGTGTGTTTCTTGCTGGACCAACACGAATTCCGAAACCATTTATTAATATATTCTCAGGA